CAGCCCCGACCGCCTCCAAAAGGTGATCGATGTCCTGTACCGCTCTGCGGTCGGGACGGGTGATGTGGCGGCGGCGAAGCAGTTCCTTCTGTACGCCGAGAAGCTGATGCCACCGAAGACGGTCCAGCGTGACGCCTCGGTGGCGCACATGACCGATGTCGAGCTGCGGGCCGAGGTCGAGGGGATTCTCGCTGGCGGGTTCGGTGACGTGGACCCCGCCCCGTGAATCAACACACTCACACCGTTGAGGGTGATCGGGCACGGATCGAGGAGCTTCGTGCCGAGATGCTGTTTCGCATCTACGCACGTGACGAGATCGCGTTCCTCGAAGACGTGTGGGCGATCGCCACACCCGCGAGCGGGAAGCAACTGTTCAAGCTGCGTGACTCGCAGCGCTACGCGCTTAACCACTTCGAAACCAATAGGTATTCCCTCACGTTGAAGGCACGGCAGATCGGCTGGTCGACGCTGGTCGCTGCTCATGCTTTCTATTCAGCGTTCTTTGGTGACGCTCGCGAAATCATCTTTCTGTCGAGGGGTGAACGTGAAGCTACCCAGTTGATGACGAAGGTTAAGTACGGGTTCAAACATTTGCCTCAGTGGCTGCTCGATAAGGGTCCGAACGTCAGAGCTGACCATCAACAAAGGATGATGTTTGATAATGGGTCGAGCATTGTATCTATGCCTTCCGCCAGCGATCCCGCCCGAGGCTCTACAGCGTGGCTTGTGGTGGTGGATGAATGGGGGTTCCTCCCCAACGCTGAGGAAGCCTGGTCCTCGATCGAACCTGTGGCGGACATCGGCGGTCGAATCATTGGTCTGAGTACCGCTAACGGTGTCGGCAACTTCTTTCATCAACTGTGGGTTGATGCGGAGAACGGGCACAACAACTTCCAGACAATGTTTTTCCCGTGGTCAGCGAACGAGGACCGTGACGCTGACTGGTATGAGTCTAAGCGGGCGTCGATGTCTGAATGGCAGCTCGCCCAGGAGTACCCGACGTCGGTAAACGACGCGTTCATCAAGTCGGGTCGCCCCTACTTTGATCTCACAACGATTCAGCGCAGGTCGGTTGATGTGAAGCCACCGAAGACAGGTCATCTAGTCGCAGCCTAAGAAGGTGAAGTGATATGAACAATCTACTCGCACACGCCGATGGGGTTCCGCATAGCTTCTGGTGGATGATCATTGCGCTTGTAGCGATCGTGGTCGTGTTGAAGGTACTCGACCGCATCTAACTTCAAAGTAGATCGGTAATGATACGTTTTGAAGTGAACGAGGGCGCCAAGTCGCCTGTGCAGATTTGGGCGATGCCCGATCCCACCCACAGGTACTGCATGGGTGCTGACGTCGCTGAGGGCCTGGACCACGGCGACTACAGCGACGCCTCTGTCCTTGATGCGAACACAGGCGAACTGGTCGCCAAGTGGCACGGACACATCCCGCCACGTGAGTTCGCTGGTCAGCTCGACATGCTCGGTCGCTTCTACAACACGGCGCTACTCGGTTGCGAAGCGAACAACCATGGCCTCTCCACGATCGACGCTCTCAGGGATCTGCGTTACCCGAGGCTCTATCGCAGGCGTACGTACGGGGAGACGCACAAGAAGCCGACGCTCAAGTGGGGTTGGTACACGGACCGCAGAACGAAACCGTTGATGATCGACGGGTTGGATCAGGCGATGCGTGACGACGCGATCATCATCTACGACAGGCACACGTTCGGGGAGCTGCGCACGTACATCCGTGACGAGAAGGGCCAGCTCCATGGTTCACCACATGATGACCGTGTGATCAGTTTGGCGATTGCGGTGCAGATGTTGGAGTACGTCAACTCAAGCGAGATTGATGTGTTCGAGATCCGTGATGATCGTGGGACGTTCGATTGGTGGCTCAGGAAGGCGAGCGAGGCGGACGATCCTGAGGTTCATCCGATTGGTTTCCACCAGCGCCGACAGCCATAACAGCGCACCAGCCTGCGAACAGGAAGACACCGACCCCTTGGGCGTCGGTGAGGTTCACGTCAGGGTGGATCTGGTTGGCCAGGATAACGATGCACGCGGCAGCGAAGCCGACCGTGAACAGGAACTTGATTGCTCGCATGTATTGCTCCAACTGTGAGAGGTGGTTTGACCCGATCAGGTGCCGTTGGCGGTGTCCTCACTGCGGGTGGAAGGAACACTGCTGCGGTTAGCAAGTGCGGCGTCGATGTACCTTTCCATCGGGTCGTACGCTCAATGGGCCACGCCCTCGATGTCGTAGCGCACGAGCCTGATGCGGTGATCTCCCTCCGTCCATGAGATCTTCCAGATCTCGGGATCTTGTTCGGCCGCTTCGAATGCTTCCTTCAACGAGCTGACTCGTGGCAGGTCGCCTTCGTGTGTCCGTAGCTGTATCTCCATCGGAGCGACCCTAGTGGACATCCCTGCCTCTCAGTAGAGATGCATCGCACTGGGAGTCCTCGATGAACAAGGGTTCGTACAACAGCTCGGGTGAGGGCGCCAAGCCGTCGCTCGGCCTCAAGTCCTCGGCCAGCGGTTTCGCGCGGCCAGGTAAGCGAGCGGTGAAGAGCGCAGCCGCAGCTCCCGTCGCGTCGGCGAACGGTAAGACGCCGCGTCCTGGCTACCCGCAGAAGGTACCGAAGGTAGCCGCTGGCCGCGGGTCTATTGCACGTCCAGGAGGCAACGAAGGGATCAGCGGGCGAGGGAACGCTTCGACTGGTTCGAGCCGCCCCAAGACCACGGGTTGACCGATGGTCGAATGGCTGCACACGGAGTGTGCGGACGATCCGCACCCGTGCTTTGCGTGCAAATCGAGGTATTGGCGCAAGCACGGGATGAGCCTTTCCGTGCCGCAGACGTGGTCTGACGGTCCCACGGGCCGTGAGCAGGAGTATGAGGCTCGCACGCAGGCGGAAGCGTCGGGTCGTCCGTTCGACCTTGCAGACGACAAGTACAAGCATTGGTGATTTGTGCCCCGTGAGTCGAAGCAGAAGGCGCTAGACCGCTACCGAGGGCTTGTCGATAACGCCATCAGGTTCCGTGACGAAGAAGGTTACGACGATCTGTGGTGGCGCATGATCGACATGTACCGAGGGAAGCATGTCGTTGAACTGACCCGTGAGGATCGCATCACGGTCAATATCAGCTTCGGCACCATCAACGTTATCTATCCCTCGGTGTCCGTGAACTATCCGAAGATCACGGTTAACCCGAACGAGCCTGAGAACGAAGACCCAGCGGTCATCATTGAAGCTCTCGTGAACTGGCAGTGGAAGCACTACGAGTTCCAGCCCGAGTTCCGTGAAGCCGTGAAGGATTGGCTACTGCTCGGTCACGGCTGGGTGAAGGTCGGGTACATCTACCAGGAGAAGCCTGTACCGCTCACCGCTGACGAGATGGATGAGCAGTACGAGGTTCAGGTCGCTGAGGCGGACGATTACGCGGCATCGAACCCCGAGATGGCCGCGGAGCTCCCCACGGATGAAGAGATCCGTGAGCATCTGACTGACACGCAGATGGTCGCAATGCAGGATCAGCCGTTCGTGGAACGGGTCAGTCCGTTTGACATGTACGTCGATCCCGCCGCTACCCGTTTGCAGGACGCCCGTTGGATTGCTCAACGGATTGTCCGTCCTCTTGCTGAGGTGCGTGCCGACAAGGATTACAAGAAGTCGGTTCGTGAATCGGTCAAGGGCGACATGCAGTCGTACACGCAGCGCGACGACAAGCAGTGGCGCCGCAAAGAGAACCTGAACAACCCTGAGCAGGAGTACTGCACGATCTGGGAGTTCTACGACCTCGGCGGACAGACCATGTGTGTGTGGGCTGAGGGCGCCGATCAGTACCTGGTCGACGCGCACGAGCTGCCGTTTGCGTTCGGTCACCCGTACGTGATGCTCCGCAACTACGACGTGCCCGAGTACTTCTACCCGATGGGTGATCTTGAATCTATCGAGTCGCTGCAATCTGAGCTGAACAAGACCCGTTCACAGATGATGCAGGCTCGTAAGAAGTTTGCTCGCAAGTACCTGTACAAGGAATCGGCTTTCGACAAGTCGGGCCGCGAGGCTCTTGAGTCGGACGTCGACAACACGTTTGTGCCTGTGTCTGATGAGGGCACGCCGTTTGTTGATCTTGTGCAGCCGTTGCAGCAGGTCCCCGTACCTCCCGAGATCTACAACTACACGTCAGTGATCGAACAGGACATCGCGACCGTGACGGGCGTGTCCGAGTACCAGCGTGGTCAGACATCGGAGACACGTCGTACCGCTACGGAAGCGGCGATCATTTCCGATTCGATCAGTGCTCGTGCTGCTGACAAGTTGGCCGTGATCGAGAACACGTTGTCGCTTGTCGCTCGCCGTGTTGTACAGGTCACTCAACAGTTCACTACGGGCGAGCAGGTGTTCAGGGTTGTTGGCGCCGACGGGGCGATGATTTGGGTTCCGTGGAGCCGCGAGGAAATCCAAGGCGAATACGACTTCGAGATCGAGGCTGGTTCTACTCAGCCGATGAACGAGACGGTCAGACGTCAAACGGCGGTTGCCGTGTCGCAGGCGATGGCGCCGTTCATCCAAATGGGTGTCGTTGACCCGATGGCGCTGGCTCGCTACATGCTGCAATTTGGTTTCGGCATTAAGAACCCCGAGAAGTTCTTGACACAACCAATGCCGATGATGGGACCCGAAGGGATGCCTCCCGAGGGCATGCCACCTGACGGTTCGATGCCTGGTGTTGGCGGCGGTCAGGGTCCACCTATGGGCAGTGGCTACATCGACAGCGAGACAGGCAATACCGCTAACCAAGAACTTGAGCAGATCCCGCCCGAGCTGCGTCAGCAGTTGTTCGGGCAGGTCGGCCTCGCTAACCCGAGTTAAGGCGAAGCAATGGCAGTTGATCAGCAAGACCTTTTGAACCGCGATTTCGAATACTTCGGTGACCTGAGAAGCGAATGGGCACCTGATACGTCCGCCCCGTCTACGGCGTGGGATGCGTATGACACTCGCATGGTGGCGACGTCCTCGACGCCTGCTGTAACTCTGACTCCATCGGTTGAGGCTGACCCTGGTTCTTCGAGCACCTTCAACCTGATGAAGGTGACGTCAAGTGCGGGCGGCGACGACGCCCATCGCGAATGGTTCCTACGCTCCGACAAGCGATTCCAGTACAGCGAGATCCGCAGTGTCATCTACGGGCATGGCACGTGGGCTAGCGCCGCGAACTTCACCCAGCAGGGACACGTCCATAGAGCGCAACGCTACGGGTCTGGTCACATGCGGGCGTTTGTTGCGTGGCATGACGTCATCTTCGGGCTGCCAACTATTACGAACGTCGGCCTGTGGGAAGCCAACGGCGCTAGCACGCTGAACCTCCACTTCGTCAACGCCAACCTCTCAATCTCGCCAGTACCTGAGCGGGCTGTGACGCACAGCAGCCGAACCTCGAACGTCGTAACAATCCACGTGCCTGGTCGGCATCGCATCAGCGTCAACGACCACCTTGACACTGTCCTTCCTGGCGGTGATCTCGGAGCCACGAACGTGACCGTGACGGGTGTAGCTGGACCTGCGATCACCTACGCCGACACTGGCACCGACGCGACGAACGGTGGTGGTGGTTCGGTGCGGAAGCACAGTGCGGACAACCCTTACCAGCTGCTGAGCAACTTCCCCTATGTGTTCGCTTCGCGACTGCTTCCTAACGACACCTTCCAAGCCAAGATGTATCGAGTTGATGACCCCGAGCCGCCGTGGAGCGCTGGCGTCACGTACTCGACTGCGAGCTTTGCACCAGTCGACCACCACCCTACGGGGCCTGGCTTCAGCGGTGTCCTCGTCGGTCACATGGGTAACTCTGAGTCGGTCAGGTTCGGTCTTCCTGTCATCCGTCAACTGGGACCCTCATAAGCCCTGGTGGACAGTCTTGACGTCTAAGTAGAAGAGCAACCATCTACTTGGACTCGGAGACAATGACAGTAATTGAGAACGAGGCTCCTAGCGGAACCCCCGACGAAGGCAACGCCTTTGAGGGTGACACTCCTGCTGAGCCTGTTGAGGCAGTTCCAGCGGAACCAACAGCTTCGGACGGCGAGCTTTACACGATAAAGGTCGACGGCCAGGAGCAACAGGTCACCCTCGAAGAGCTGCAAAGCGGCCACATGCGTCAGCAGGATTACACCCGCAAGACGCAGGAAGTGGCCGAGATGCGTAAGCGGTTGCAGTCCGCCGAAGCTCTCGCCTCCGCACTGGACAAGGACCCTGTCGGAACCTTGCAGGCCCTCAACGAGCACTTCAACGTGCCTTCGGATGATGGCGCCGATTGGGATGACATGGACCCCCAGGAACAGCGGATGACGAGGCTTGAGCACGAGCTGCGAAACATGCGAGCGCGTGATGCCCAATCGACTATCGATTCGGAGTTCCGTCAGCTTGAAGAAGCTTACGGTGAAGTCGACCGTGCTGACGTGGCGAACTACGCCATCCGTCACGGCATTGACGTTCCGACCGCGTATCGGGCAATGCACTTCGACAACCTGCGAGCCGAACATCAGAGGCTCGCTCAGGAAGCGAAGGTCGTTGGTCAGAAGCGGAGCGGTCAGCTCCCCACTGCTCAGAGTGGCGCCCAGCGGGGCGCCGTTACTCCTGCAACCAGCGGGAAGCTGATGAATATCCGAGAGTCGTATCGGGCTGCCCTCAAACAGGCGGGGATGTAACCCCGAATTTAGCAGCTTGGAGTTAACGCGAGATGGCTCTGCCTCTTGACACGATTCTCGCTACCACTTTGGCGAACTACCTGCCGAAGCTCGAAGACAACATCTTCTCGGCTCGGCCTCTGGTCTTCTTCCTCAAGGAAGCGGGCCAGGTTCGCACGATCAGTGGTGGCACCCGAATTCAGCTTCCCCTCATCTATGCGGTGAACGGAACTGCTGGTTCGTATGCGGGGTACGACGCTATCCCGACGACCCCGCAGGACGGCCTTGGTGCGTCTGGTTACGACTGGAAGCAGTACGCCGTCTCTATCTCGATCAGCGGTATCGAGGAAGCGATCAACAACGGCGAAGAGGAGGTTATCGACCTTCTCGAAGCAAAGATCATGCAGGCCGAGGAAACCACCTATGAGCTGATGGACGACATGTTCTTCGGTGACGGCACTGGCAACGGTGGCAAGGACTGGAACGGCCTCGGAAACCTGGTCAACCAGAACTCCACGACCGTTGGTGACATCGACCCTGCCGCGAACGCTTGGTGGCAGTCCTATCGGGAGACGACCGCTGAGGTTCTGTCTCTCGCCAAGATGACCACCGCGTACAACACGGTGTCGGTTGGTAACGACAAGCCGAACGTGATCCTCACCACGCAGACGCTCTTTGAGAAGTACGAGAGCCTTCTGCAGCCGCAGGCTCGTTATACCGACATGAAGACCGCTGATGCGGGTTTCCAGAACCTTCTGTTCAAGGGAACCCCGATGACGTACGACAGCTATTGCGATACGGGACTTATGTACTTTTTGAATAGCAAGTACATTCGTTTGGTCGGACATAAAAACGCCTGGTGGAAGCCCACCCCGTTTATTCGTCCCGAGAACCAGGATGCTCGTTATGCGCAGATCCTGACCTACGGGAACCTCACCATCAGCAACCGTAAGCGTCAGGGTGTCCTGACCGCTAAGACCGCTTAGGAGTACTGATGGCTGATATCACGAAGAGTCCTGTTCATTGGCTTGAAACCGTCGTTCTAGGCGATCCCGCGAACGTTGCTCTCTTGACCGACAACACGGGCGGAACCGCTTCCGACACCCTTGCCGATGTAGCTGGCACCTATGCGGAAGCCACTTTGGCGAACCAGCTCGCGAGCCTTACGGCAAAGATCAACGCGATCCTTACCGTGATGCATGCAAAGAACCTGCTGGACGCCAGCTAACCCAACGAGAGGGGGACGGCGGTCGCGCCGTCCCCGACTTGAGAGGACCCGTATGGGTGCAGTTACTTTCACCAAAGCCACTCCTGGCGGCACGACCCTCAAGGGCGGTCACGGCACGCCTGTGATCGACAACAAGCGGGTGGTTCGTGGGACTCTGACATTCTCAGCGTCCTATGCCACGGGCGGCGACACGCTTGACCTCAAGACGGTTGGTCTGACGGAGCTGACGTACATCCTTGTGGACGCGACCGCTCCGCTCGGCAACATCAGCGGTCTGTCGATCCTGTTGGGTGGCACGAAGATCGCGCCACTGATCTCGGCGTTCGACAGCAACGCCACTCAGGTCACCAGCACGACCGATCTTTCGGCACGCACAGCGATTCCCGTTTGGCTGCTTGGTTCCTAGATGTCCCACTACCACGCCGATGCATGGGGCGGCACCGCCCTCGACGACTTCTACGGCGGTGTTCTGCCTCAGCAGGCGATCGTGCCGTCGAACGGCGAACTCGTGCAAGGCCAGTGGGACGAGGACGTAGAGGTTCCTGATGCAAAGTTCTGCATCAGCACCAGCGCTAAGACGGACAAGCAGTGCCGTGCTTACCCGAAGAAGGGTGAGCTGCATTGCATCTACCACCTACACAGGGTGAAGGCGTCTGTCGATGGCGCTGACACTTGACGCCATCAGGACGTTTGTCCGACTTCATCTAGACCTCGATACCGAAGACCTTCCCGATTCGCTGGTCGACGTCTTCATTCGTGAAGGCTCGAAGCGGATCGAGAAGGCGTCTTCGCGCTGGCCGTTCTACGAGAAGGTGTGGACCGTCTCTACGATGGCGGGCCAGCGCTCGTATCCGTTTACGGACATCGGTACGGATGTTGATCAGATCGCAGCCATCTTGAGGGACGACGAGACGTTGCATTGGGTCGGCAACGACCTCTATTCGATCCTCAACCCGATCGACGCCACAAGCCAGTCGAAGCCCGTGCAGTACGCCTGGTGGAACGACACGCTCTACCTGACGCCCACGCCTGATTCGGCGTACACGTTGACGGTGTTCGGGTACCGCGACCCGATCGATTGGATTGCGAACGGTGCTGGCGCCCAGCCCGACCTACCCGACGAGCTACACAACACGGTAGCGATATGGGCTTTGTCGAAGGCGTACATCCAGCAGGAGGACCCCGAAATGGGGTCTGTATATGAGCGTCAGTTCGCTGACGAGTTGACCGAGTTCAAACGACGTATCACGGAGACACCGCACCCTCAACCGCTTGTCCTCAACGGGCAGGCAATGTCGGTTATGCGACCCTTCGGTCGAATGCGTTTCGATTGGGAGTAGGCAATGCCTCCCCGCATTGAGCTGGAACACCAAAGGGACTTCACTGGCGGTTTGAACGTTGCGGACGATCCGATCAACCTTGAACCGACCGAGTCGTTTGCACTCATTAATGTCGACATCGATCGACGTGGTGGGTTCGGCATTCGACGTGGTTCACGTCGATGGATCGAAGATCCGACGACCCTCAGTGAGGACGTCGACTCGATCTACACGTATGTAGATCCGTCTGGTGTGCGTCATCTGTTGGCGGCATCCGAGGGCCAGGTGCAGCGCTGGAACGGAACGACCTGGGTTGAGATACAGGCCGCCGTCAGTGCGGGCACGACGTGGTTTATCGAGATGGAAGACGCCCTATATCTCGTTCATGCCTCGCGTAGCGTCACTCGCTGGACGGGTAGCGGTTCCACGACTGCGATTACGGCAGCAGGTTTCAATGACAACTTGGGTGCGCCTGCGAACAACCGCATGATCCATGGACGCTGTGCGGCGGTCCACAACGGCGTGCTGTTCATGGCGAACATCATTGACAGCTTGGATGCCGCTACTCACCAGAGTCGTATCAGGTGGTCGCATCCGAACAAGCCTCGTGACTGGCGAACCAACGATTGGATTGACATCGACCCTGAGGACGGTTGCGGTCCGATCACGGCGCTCGTACCGATGGCCGACCGACTCGTCATCTTCAAGGAACGGGCGATCTACACGTTGCACGGTTTCCCACCCGAGGGGTTCAGTGTCACAGCCATCACTCGTGATGTCGGGACTCCAAGCAACTACTCGTTGTCCGCTACTGAGAGTGTCGTCTACTTTTGGGATGTCCGCAAAGGCGCATTCGAGCTGACGGAACGCTCCCTGAAATGGATCTTCCGTCCGCTCTACCCGTACATCGATGACAACCAAATGGACCTGGCGATGTCAGCGGACACGCTCTGCGAGTTCCATAACGATCGCGCCTGGTTCTCTGTGCCCTGGACGGCTGCACCGTACTCCAACCTGAACCTTGGCCTCGTGTACGCCCCCACGGTCGGTCAGGGGGCTTGGACGTTGCACGACAGGACGGCTGCGTGTCTGCACGTTCATCGGGCGTCCTCTGGGGCCGACGTCCATCTGTTGGGCGGCAACGGGCTTTACGTCATGGAGCTGGACGTCGCGAACTACTACGTAGACGAGACGCCAGACACGGAGGCAACGAGTCGCATCGATGCCAGCTATACCACGCGATGGTTTGACGCTAAGAACAAGGCTCTACAGAAGCGATTCAAGCGACCGATCGTCGTTGTTGGATTGAACGCAGATCAAGAATTTCATGTAGATGTGTTCTCCGACTATGACCCGACTTCGGTGAAACGCTCGTTCTCGTTGTTCACGTTTGTTGACGAAGCCGAGGGAGTTTGGGACGTCGACAATTGGGATGAGGCTAACTGGGCGGGTGAGATCGGTGAGGCGGCGAAGATTCTTCGTGGCTCACCGTTGAGCAACGGAACGGCACGAGCGTTGCGTTTCTCAAATGTGACGAGTGGCGTTGATTGGCGTATCCACGGTCTAACGATCAAGTGGGTCAGTAAGAGGATAAGGAACTAGTCGTGGCAACAGCATCAGTCACATATCCCGACTTCGTGTCGGGCACACTGATCCAGTCGGCGCAGGTTGACACGAACTTTGCCGACATCGTGTCGTTCCTCAACAACGAAACGATCCACAAGGACGGCAGCGTCGCCGCTACCGCGCATTTAAGTGGCCCTGCTACTGATCCTTCGTCTGGTGCGCAGTACACCAACAAGACGTATGTCGACCGTCTCGGCATCGTTGCCCAGGAAGCGCTGACGGCTTCTACTGGCAACTTTGGGGCTAACGCTGACACTGACATGAACCTCGCCAACGTGTCGGTAGTGGCTGGTCGCACGTATTCGGTTCACCTGCACACTCAGTGCCAGTTCAACAACGTTAACCCCGCGTCACAGTGGGAGATCTTCTTAAAGATCAACGGCGCCGAGTTTGACCGTTTCTGGCATATGGAGCCACGCACCACGGGCGTGGTCGTTGGAACCATCGACAGCTACGTCTACTGGACCCCCAGCGTCACAGCAGCGACCGACGACCTGCTTGTCTCTGTCAGGGAGGTGGTTGACGGTGCGACCTTGCAGTTCGAGGCAAGCGCTGTTGCGAAGCGCACTCTGACACTCACTGACCTCGGAGTGCTGTAGTGCTCCGCAATGCCCGTCTCGGCTGGCATGACCCGATCGCCAATGCGTTCACGGGACCTGATGCCGACACTCTGAGACGAACGTTTCAGTCGTTGCAGACGTGGCTGGATTTCCCGATCGTGGGCCTCACAGGATCGGTATCAGCCTTTGCTGCGGGGAACGCGACCGTGGCATGGGGTACCGAGCTGTATGACGACTACAACCTGCATGACACCAGCGCTACGACGATCCGAGCACCGCAACAGGCACAGCGGTTCTTTGTTGTGGGTGCAGTCACGGGCAAGTGGGCGGGCACTGGCGCAGGCCGACGCATCTTCACGTGGCTAAAGAGCGGTGTTGCCACCAACTTTAACAACAGCAACAGTACGGCTGTTACTGCGAACCCGTTGACAGCAGTGTTCATGGGGACGCTGCTGCGCACGGAGACGTTAGGTGTGCAGGTCACCCACGATGCTGCCACGAATCAGTCGGTTGCCGATATGGAGCTGTGGTTGATCTTCCTGCCCATGGGCGGATGATGGACACGTTGAGGTTTAGGTAGAGGTTTCGACACATGGCGATGCAAGGGCTAGCTCCGCAACAGCTCTACGATTTCCAATCGCAGCGCAACACCTACGGCCAGGATCTGGCGCGTAGCAAGGCGGGCAACCTCTATCAGCAGCAGCTCGGCAACATGACGTTGGGGCGCAACACCCGCAATTACAACAACATGTGGAATCAGCGCCGAACCGAGTTGCCCACAAGTTTCTTGCAGCGTGGCGTCGGCCGCTCGGGCATCTATCAGGGTGCGCTACAGAACTACGCGAGGGATCGGTCGTCTGGCTTGTCCGATCTGCTGCTGAATCACCAGCTCGCACAGCAGGGCATGGTGTTCCAGGACCGTGGGTTTGAGGACGAGTACGCACAGCAAATGGCTAACAACTACGCACGTCAGTACACGTCGCAGGCGCAGATAGCGTCCACACTTCGAGGGGCGATGTAAATGCCTGCTCCCTATACGAGAAGCCAGAATGAACTGAACGCTGGCTACAAGCCGAAGCCTAAGCCGAAGCCAAAGCGAACTGGGACACGCCTCAGTGGCCGCAGTAACGAGGAGCTGCTTGCGGGCTACGGCGGTCAGACGGCGGGCTACAGCGCACAGTACGTGCCTCCTCCCCAGGACGATCGGACACTCAGGGACCTTCGACCCGACCTGTTCGGCGGCGGTGGCGGCGGCGGAGGCGGCGGGGGTGGCGGCTACGACGCTGATGCTGCACGCCGTGCCGAGGAGGAGCGGCGCCGTCTCGCTATGCGCAAGGCGATCGAAGAGCAGTACGGGCGAGCTATCGGCTCCCTCAAGGGACTGAACAGGGATACGCAGGCGGGCCTCGGTCGCGAGTACAACGCCGCCAAGGGGCGCATGGCGCCCATCTACCAGCAGAACCAGGCACAGACAGGCGCCTACAGCAAGCAGCTTGCGTCGCTCGCGCAGAACGCCTCTCGTGGCGTCCTCGACCAGGGGGCAATGCTGTCCCGTGACCTACAGGGCCAGGGCGGCTACGGCATGGCTGGTCTACAGGGTCAAATCTCTGGTGACGTGCGAGACATCCTGGGCGCCAGGAGCGCAGGGGACCAGTACAACACGCGACTGGCGCAGGTCATGGGTCTTAGCCAGACCGACAACTCTGCGATGTTGAACGCCATCCTGCAGGGTGCTCAGTCGACTCGCCAGAACTCTTACGATCAGCAGTTCAACCAGTTGACTGCCGAGCAGGCGATGCGCCTAGCGGAGCTGGCCTAATGTCTGGCAACGGCGACTGGGGCGACCTCACGGTCGCTGATCTTGAAGCGATGGGCCTGACGCTCGAAGACCTCGACTCCATCATGGGGGAACAGGGCACGGGCATGGACTACGGCTCGTACGGTGTCCTCGACCCGATCGACATCAGCAAGCAGGCCACCCAGTGGGATGTCCTCGATGCGCAGAAGACGGCTCGTGCTGCGAACGCACCGCCGTCACCTACTGAGCGTCGACTGAGTCGAAATTTCATCTTCCCGAACCCTGACGAATTCAGCTACGACGCAGCGCTACAAGCCAACCCGTACATTCGGCAACTGCTGATTGACGCAGTCGGCACTGTCGGCCCCGATGATCCGTATGGGGCGAATGCCTGGCTTGCGGGCAAGGACCAGGAAGACGAGTGGGCGGGCGCTGTTGACAAGGCGCTCCCCGATTTTGAGAACATCGCTGACACGGTGATGTTCGATGATCCTGATTGGGCGACCACTAACGAGGACAAGCAGCGGGCGCTGCTGACTCAGTATCTGCAATCCGAGGGTGAGAACTGGCTTGCTGGTGCTGCACCGTCTGCCTCTCGTAATACTAATTGGGCGGATTGGGCAGAGAACCGTCGCCCTGGTTCGGGTGAGCAGTTCCCCATGTTCGAGGGCGCAGGCTTCGACCAGGGCCAGGGCGACCCCCAGCAGGGCGGCGGCGGTGGTGGTCAGCAGCGTGGTGGCTATGAGCCTCGTGTGAGGACAGATCCGTCAATGTTCAGTGAGGGTGCTCGTCCCGATGCGGCTGCTGAGATGTCCGCATACGATTTCCGTAAGGCGTACCAGAACACGCTGTTGAAGAACACGGCGCTGCTCGAAGAGGGCGATCGTGTCGAAGATCCCGATGGCGGCTATTGGGTGATCAGTAAGGGTTCGATGCCGAAGACGGCGGTTGAACGCAAGCGGCGCTCGAACAAGAACAATGCCGCACGGACCCGTCTGCGGCGCCGCGGTCAGGGTGACGACAGTGGTGACAGCACGGTCGGTCGTGCCCGCCGTTCGTGGCAGCCGACGTCGAATCCGATCTCTCGCTGGTTGGGTGACAGGGTCGGCAGGTAGTTATGCCGCAACGTCTGCCTCCGTGGCTGGCGGTGTTGGCGAGGCGTCAGGTCAATCCGACACGCGGCATTCCGCTCAGATCCGTCGCCCTCGGGCGGCTGCCTGGCTCGTTGTCGAACGAGGACATTGGTTCGCGGCGAAGCGGTGGTGGCTCGCGCCGTAAGAAGAAGAAGCAGCCCGACACCAAGACACCCGAAGGTGTCGTCCAGCGTCTACGTGACCAAGGATTTGATCTCGATCAGATCGAAGAGATCGTCGGTGACGCTGATGTCGACAGCTTCGACCCGCTCTCCCCTAGCGACTGGTTGAGCGGCGGCGGCGACCTTCTCACTGGGGTTCTCGACAAGCTCGACATCCCTCGTGCCGCCGTGATGTCGGGCCTTGTCGAGACAAGCGACCTCCTGTCGAAACTTCCAGGCGGCCGTCCTGTGAAGGAGACTGAGAACCTACAGCAGACGGGTGTCTCTTGGCAGGATTTCATACAGAACTTTAACAACCGTGTTGGTTTTGCTGATGTCCTAGAAGCCAACCCTGACAAAGACTTTCTCGGAATGAACACCGAGAACCCTGCCGTGAAGGCGGGCCTCGGCTTTGCTGTTGACGTCGCAACCGATCCGCTCAACTACCTCGGGGTCGGTCTACCTGATGATGCGGCGAAGGTGGCGCAGGCGTTCCGTGGTGAGGGGGCGATAGCTGCCCTCGGTAAGGAAGCGGCCGACGAAGCGGGGGGACGTGTCCTTCAACGGGGTGTGACGTCTCTCGGTAAGGAAGAGTTGGAGGCGGTCGGTGAGAAGGGCGGTCTGTACTTCAAGACGCCTGGCACTGGTGTGGTTGGTCGGACGCTCAAGCTCGACAAGCTCATGGGTAACCCTGAGCGGTACACGACGCTTGCGAAGCGTGGCACACGTCTCGGTGATCTCGCGACGGAAGCGGCACAGCTCACACGTAAGGCAACGGGCCTGAACGCCGCTCTAAGGCACATCGGTGGGGGTGCGGCCAACAAGGGCTTGGCGGGCAACCTGGGGCCTCTGAGGGCGGCTACACGGGGTGCTAACGACATCGCCAAACCGCTCGATGCGTTGGTGACGGTCAAGAGCGAATCGAAGGCACGGCACCTCGCGAAGGCATTCGAGGCTCGGCTGATGGATCAGTGGAAGGGGCTGCTCGCCTCAGCCAAGGGACTTGGGGTCAACGGACAGGAACTGTTCCACGCCATCGGCAACGCCGACAACGCTGTCGCTCAGAGCGAACCTGAGTTGGTTGGTGCCTTCCAGAAGTTCCTTGGCGACGCACGGGTCGAAGCGAACAAGCTCGTTGGTCGCGACGTCATCCCCGAACAAACCAACTACGTGCCGAGGGTGTTCACGGACGAGATGCGAGAGCAGCTCGGACGACCCCAGGCACGAGGCAAGGGCGGTACCCGATCCATCACCCGCAAGCGGGAATACCTCCCTGGGACGGAGCACACGTTCGGGACGGGTAAGAACAAGAAGACACTCAAGCTTGTTGACCCCGTCGAAGACGGCCGCTCGGTTGAGGGACAGATCGAAGACTTCCTAGCCGACAACGACATGACCCAGTGGTTCAAGGACGATGCCCTAGAAGTCATGCCCGACTACATTCGCAAACTGTCGGGACAGGTGAGAGACGACTACCTCGGACAGGAGTTGAAGCGACTGGGTGTCGGTGAAGACCTGTGGCGAGAGATGCTCGACCGCGCACCCGAATCTGTCGGTCAGCTACGAATCCCCCGCATTGAGACTGGCCTTGGTCGACGTGCCTATCAGAAGTTGACGAAGCAGATCGCTGACGCTGAGCGCATCGTTGACGAGTTCGGAGCCAAGAGCCGCGAGGCAAGGGCGCTCGACTGGGAAGACCTGCACGCAAAGGCGAAGCAGATCGGTTCGGAGTGGGAACCTCAGATCCACAACGCTCTTAACGACATCTTCAAGCAGACGGGCGAAAGGTTCGCCCAGTTCGGTACAGGCACCGCTCTCCCAGTGGACATCGTCGGTGTGCTACGTGATGTCGGGAAGATGGCTGAACCTGGTTCGTGGCGGACTCCGCTCGGTGTTCACAACAAGTTGATGGCGATGTGGAAGAAGGCCGCACTGTTGACGCCTGGTTATCATTGGCGCAACTCGTTCGGTGGCGTCTATATGAATTGGTTGGGGGATGTTGATGAGGGCAAGTATGCGCAGCTAGAGCGCCTTATCGCCAACGATCCCGACAATGCACCGTTCTTCCGTACGCCGATCGCCACCAAGCCTCTGCCTTCTATAGACGATGATCAGTTGCAAGCAGGCTACGACGAAGCGAAGCGGCTCGGCGTGTTCACGGGCGGGCAGTCGATCAAAGAGATTGAGAAGGTGACCGAAGGTCGGTGGCCGTCGCTGTTCCGTGGTTCACGTCGTCTAGGTGGTTCGATCGAGAACCGTCTGCGTGGCGCCATGTTCCTCGATGAGTTCGTGAAGAACGGCGGCGACGGCGGACTCGCCCTCGACAAGGTGTTGAAATACCACTTCGACTACGAAGCTCTCGGCGGCATGGAAGAGAAGATCCGCCAATACGGTATCCCGTTCTACACGTACACGCGACGCTCCATTCCTCTCATGTTGGAGATGGTTGTCCGCAACCCTGGCAAGATCAACCGCTACTTCCAGGCCAAAGACAACATTGAAAGGTTGAGCGAGGAAGAGGGCATCGTCCCTGAGTACTTCACTCGCAACTTCGCTATCCGTCTCCCATGGATGGCTGACGACAGCCAGACATACGCCATGCCCGATCTACCCCTGTTCTCGTTGATCGAAGGCTCCGACCCGAACCAGGCGCTGGGACAGATCAGTCCCGCCATCAAGACGCCGTTCGAGTTGGCAACAGGTAAGCAGATGTGGAAGGGCATCCCGCTCGAAGATGATCCTGTGGAGATCCCGTCTGCGGTCGGTTTCCTCAGACCCGCCCTACAGGCGATGGGTCGTACTCGCACGGACTCTGAGGGCAACGAGACGATGTCTGAGAGGGACCTGTACGCCGTCATGCAGTTCCTGCCTCAGATCGGCCAGTACCGCCGTCTGTTCCCCTCGGAGGACAAGTACGAGGAGCGGCGCATGACGTCGGTTCTGTCTTTCTTGTTCGGCGTTGGAGCTCGGACCAACACTGATCGGGAACAAGCGAATGAGATGTGGCGGCGCTATGACCCGTACGCCGACGAAATCCAAACGAACCGTGACCTTGGGTTTGAGACGGACGAGGCTCGCGACATGGCCTTCGAGTAGGTGGACAAACCGACCGTTAGGTGATGACTGATCTCACCAACGAAGACGAGTCGAAGTGGTCGTTTGACGACTATGTGGCCGACGACGAAGCGCCCGAAGGCGAAGCTGATGAAGGCGCCCCCGATGGCGACTAGCGCAGCGACACGAGGATGGGGCAAAGCCCCCGCACCCAGGAGCAGCATCGTCACGCTACGGCGAGCAGACGGCCTGGCACTCCCTGTCCATACCGACATCGCCAGTCTTGTCGCATGGCTGTGCGATGAAACCGAGCGGCGAGGGTACGACCTGAACCCTGCGTGGTGTTGGGGCTATGCCCCTCGCAAGGTTCGAGGCTCAAAGACTGTGTGGTCGAACCACGCATGGGGTCTGGCGATTGACCTGAACGCACCCGCTAATCCCCTGACCGAGAATGGCAAGGTCGTCTCGGACATGCCTGCGTGGGTGCCTCAGTTGTGGAAGTCGTATGGCTTCGGTTGGGGTGGCGACTACCCAGGTGCCCGCAAGGATCCGATGCATTTCGAGTTCCTTGGCACCAAGGCTGACGCTGCACGGTTCACGCTGCAAACCAAGACGGCACGACCTGCGCTCAAGCTCGGGTCAATCGGTGAAGCTGTGAAGCTCTTGCAGGCCCGTCTCAACGCCCACGGCGCCAAGCTCAAGGTTGACGGTCTGTTCGGACCGAAGACCCATGACGTTGTGCGCTGGTTCCAGGGCACGAAGGGTCTGGTCATTGACGGGATTGTGGGGCCTCGGACATGGAAGGCCCTCGGTTGAGAGGTATTCGATAATGAAGGCACCGAAGAAGAACAGCAAGGCCAGCTCGGGTAACGCTATGCCGAAGCCCGTCATCAAGACGGGCAAGAACCGTGCGGGGTCAAGCAAGCTTGCGAACACGAGCCGACCCAACGGCTTCCGACGCTAGATGGCGACCACCAACGATGAGATGTCGCGGGCTTTCCTAACGATCTACCCCGACGACGTTGAGACGAACGTTGGTGCGCTGTTCCAACGTTATCTAGCTGACAACGATTGGCTTACGTGGGAGACGTGGGTCGCTGAGGTTGCGACTGAGACAAGTATCGCCTATTACGGTGATGCGGTCTACGAGTACTGGGCGGCTTTGCCGTAGTTCAGAGTACGTGCCCGCCGCAACCGATCGATGGCTACGGCGGGTTTCTGGTTCTGTAGGTCCTCGATAGCTAGCGAGACTTCCTCGCGCAGCTCGGTGAGGGCCTGGACACGGGCTGTGTGCCTGTCTCGTTCTTCCTCGTACATCCGCTGGTAGTACCAAAGCTGATCCATGACGGGTTCTACCGCTGCACGTACGTCGGGGTGTTCGATGACGTCGCTCATGTCTCTGCGTCGTCCTTGCGGTTCTGTTCGCGAGCTTCGTCACGTTCACCCAACGCCTTCTCAAGGCGCGCCATCAGACGATCCTGCGCACTGTTGACGATGTCATGCACCACGTTCAGCTTGCGCACAACGATGATGAACCCACCGATAGCGGGGAGGCCGAGTGCTATGGCGGTCCCGATGGCTGTAATCATTTCGGGACTCACGAGTTGACCCAACCCTGCTGGAAAGCTTCTTTCCAACTGATCCGTTCGCTGAGGGTTCGGTTCATGTCAATGAGCGGCTGTAGGCCCTTGAACTGACCCTGACGCGGTTGGCTGCTGATCATCAACGGTCGCTGGGCCGTGATCGTCGCGGGATGTTCGGGAACGAAGAACGGCTTGTTGCTACTCAAGCGGAAGTACGAGCCGAACTGATTGTCCGACGGCCTTTGGGAGATGTCGCCAAGTGACACGATGCGGGTCTTGCCGTTGTGACCGTGGATCGCCTTCACGCTCTCGATGGAGTCCCAGCACACTGACGACTTGTGCTCGCCAACGAGCCACCGCATGACGACATGTCCGTCTGGAAACTGCAAGCCAGCGGCAACGACACCTGATCCCGACACCCCCGTTTCGTCTTCGTCTCGTACGAGTAGGAAGATGTTGATCATGCTGCTTTCACCAGTTCTTTCGGAGAGTCATCGTTCTCGCACGTGACCTTGAACAACTGCCCGCTCGCTTGATGCCTCACAACGATGCCCTCAGGGTTGCCATAACCAGGAGCGGCAAGGCTTCCCTCGGTCTGGAGCTCGCTGAGCGCTACCTTGATCCTCGTGGTACAGAACCTTGGGTGAACGAGCAGCGTGGGCACAACGTCCAGGCCGACGTCGACAAGGTGTTGGTCGAACAGCTCTTCGCTATCCCAGCGGTGGACGTTGAAGAGAGAAAGCCGCTTCTCCGTCATGCCGTAGCCACGCTGTATCCCTTGACCCCACCATTCGCCAAAGTGTCTACCGACGCTTAGACCCTCTACGAGGGTGTCGGCGTGGGTCTTGACCCAGTCAGCGAAACCATGGTTATCGGCCTCGGGTGTGATGAGACGCTTACGGGACTGAGCGAAGACACCCACCAACCCCTCATAGGGCTGCTGGTTCTCGTCGGTCAGCTCCGTGAACGTCGCTGTGATCATCTGTGGATGTAGGTCGCCTGGTTCGAGTTCCCTGATGATGATGGCGGCGTTGGTGCCGTCGATCTTCTCGGTGATGACCATTTCACGGTTGAGTCGTGGGATCTTCGGCCACGCACAGAACAAGTCGTTCATCATTTGACCTTCTCGTCAACGATCAACGTGAAACCGATGGTGAGGATCATCAGGAACGAGATCGGCCAGGACACAGCCATCAGCGTCTTTGATGCGATACCCGTGAATGGCACGTCGTTCTCTTGGGTGGCTATGTACGTCATGATGGTGTACATGAGGACCGCACCCAAGAGGTACAGGTAGACCACTGCGAAGATCACCAGACACCTCGCTGTTCGTAGAAGTCGTCGTGCTCGGGCCAATCCTCTTCGGGCCAGTAGCCCGCCAACTCGTTGCACAAAACCCCGCTGCACTGGACCTTGCCAGGACGCACGATCTCTAGGTCACAGTCAGTAGAACAACGTGCCCAAGAGTTGCCGAAACCGTCCGACAGCCAGTCGACTCTGTCGGACGAGTCCTCCAATAGGTACTCGTACACTTCGCGGGACAGGACAGCGGTCACGTCTCATCGTCTACCTTTCCCGCCAGCCACTCTTCGAGTTCGACCACGAGCTGCTCGCCCGTGTCCTTCAACCGTCGCTCGCAGTCCTCTGCCGTTGAATGCAGATGCTTACGTCGCGAGTGGTGCGAGTCGATCATTGCACCAAGGTCAGCCATGACACGGTTGCCGTGGGTGATGACTTGCTGCGCACGGTCGATCAGTTCGTCAAGTTCCTTGTCTCTGTTGGCGTCCGTACCAATGCTCGGAACCAAAGAGAGCAGCCTTGCCGATGAGTCGTGTTCGGGCGGTTCGGCTGCTGCTAGTGCTGTGAGAGTCATTGCTTTGTACCTCGTTGTAGACGTACATGGTCGGCCACAACTTCCGTTCAGGAAGATGGGTCTTGCAGTACACGGACCCCGCTACCTCGAACCTTTCTGGTAGTGGTTCCGTGAGTCGGTACTTGATCTTGTTGTGCGGTCCGCCTTTCAGCGGGAACTGCCACGACATGAGGTCATGTCCCGCTGTCTTGCATTTCGGGGTGTGGCAGATCCGCCTCGGTTTCATCACCTGTGACGTAGCCAACCTTCGATGTCGAGGAGGGCGTCCCACACCCAGTCGGGTGCGTCTTCGGCGCTCGCCACGTCAAGCAGGGATTTGAGGGCCTCGTGCTCTTTGTCAGTCACGGCGATGCCTCGGGTTGAGGCACCTGTCGCCGTTGAGGCACCGCGACCCGCCACGGAAATGACACCAGGGCGTTCCGTCAGGTGCGTACAACATGGCTTCTCTCAGACCAGCGTCAACTGGCCGCTGTGCTGCTTGTTTCCTGCCATCAGCTTCGCTTGGGCCACCTGGGGTTCCACTTCGCTGAGGATCTGCGCCACCTTCTCTTGCCATGCCATCTCCCATTCTTCGAGGGTGGCGTAGGTCAGCTCGAACACTTGGTCTGTGAGGTGTTGGATGCGGGGTGGGGTGAGGTCAACGGTGAGGGGATGGAGTGCTTTCATCCGCTTCTCGTTGTCGGCTACGAGGTCGGCGTACTTGTCGTCGGTCACAGCACGCCAGTCCTACGGCAGGCCACCAACGCTTGCCGCCAGGTGCGGAACTTGTCGGTGTCGTCCTTGCGCCAGTCGAAACGTCCCTGGACAAGGCAGAGCCATTCGGCCGTCTCGCGGTCCATGTGGCCGTCCTTCACGTATGTCCCGCTCAGCCAGGCGAACGCCGTGGTGTTACTGCCCTGCCCCGACGGGCACGGTGCGCCGATGCGGGCGAGCATCTCACCGATGATGCAATGGTTGCCGTTGCCGTCGTCGTAGATGCACGTCTCGACATCGAAAGGGGTGAATCCAACGGCGTTGCGCTTGCCTCGGGGGCTTTCGTTGACGATGTCGACAAGAAGTTTCTTCGCCTCATCGAGGGTCAGCATCACAGCAGGCTCTCTTGACGGCAAAGCCTGAGTGCCTGCCGCCACGTGCGTGACTCGTAGAGGGGGCTGCTGGGGTTGCTGGGTCCGCCGTCGAAGACGTTTTGCACCTGGCCGAGCCACTCCCGCGTGGCTTCTGACAGGTAGCCCTTCTGCACGTAGGGAACGCCAGCGCCGCAGTTGAAGGCGCTCCCGTTCCAAAGGGGGGCGGGCATCTTCATGCGGTGAAGGAGTTCACCGACGATGCAGCGCTTCCCCGTCTTGGGGCAGTGGTAGAGACACATGCTGCCGTCGCGTGGGTTCTTTGTGCCAGGTGACGACGACTCCACGATCTCAACAACTAGCTCTTTCGCCCGCCCCATTGACAGGTACGTTTGGGACATAGCAGCAACGATTCCCTTAGGTTGAACTTCTAGACATAGTACTTTGCGACAAACGTCACATTGTTTCCTCAAGGCGGACACGCATCTTCGCCAACGCTTGGTCGCGCAGATGTGCAATCCACGTCTTACCGAAACGTCCCTCGTAACGCGCAGCAATCTTCCTCAAGCTGACATGCTCAAAGAAGTACGCATCAATGATTTCTTGTTCGATCGGATCAAGAAGGTCCCAAGCGTCATCGACGTATTTGAGGACATTCTCTCTACGATCGTGGATCTCAGGGAATGACTCTTGCGGTTCCTCGAAGGGCGGTGCTCGCATGAGCGCTTCAAGTTGGCTGTCGGGTGTGGAGTCGCTCCGTACATCCAACATGGTTGGGTCTGGTGCTAAGACTTCTGCACCCATTCGCCCCCCAATGCGTCGATCGGGATATCCCACGTCTGTTTGCCCTCGGGAAAAAACCCTCGGTTGGCGTCACCAATGGAGTCGGTGAGCTGATCCATTGTCACGTACGTATATCGCTGGTTCGTCCCATCCCACACAAACAACCTCGTAGGCATCTCCTGGTGCCACTGCAGGAGAGCGATGTGTTTCTCCACTTTGAGTCTCAGCACCTGCGCTTTGCCAAACCCCATGCACTCCACGAAACCGTCGCTCGTGATGTAGTCGGGCGCATAACGCACCTTCGTTGCCAGAGAGGCAACACTGATGGGTGGTCGGTTGAAACCCCACCTCACCCAGCCCTTCTCGTAGACCTGTTCAAAGACACCTTCCGCCTCGTCACCCATACTCCCAAGACGAGAGGCAAAGTCCTTGTCAGCGAACGCAGCCACGTCAACACGCCAACGCCACAAGCAGACGTGTGATCTGCCTGTCGTTGTCGTACGCCGTGCCTTGTAGACCGTCCATTACGAGTTTCGCGTAGTTGTCGACGTCACCTTGAAGCTTGAACCTACGAGGGCCGTCGTCTTCCAGAAGGACATGAGTCTTGTCAGGGTGCAGCCACAACGACATGCTCAGCGGTCCCTCGAACGTGGGTCCGTCGTACGCTGCTGCTAACGCCTTCTCTGCTTCGATGGTGCCTTTGGGTGTGTAGAGCTTGCCGCCCTGCTTCCCGCTTCGAGGGCGCTCTTTGACGTATGGCTTGCTGTGATACCAGAAGTCGTACAGCATCTAATGCCAGTCCCCGTAGAACATGGCGAAGAACGCGAGCAGTACAGTGGCGATGCTGACGATGATAAAGAAGTCTTTCGTCGCGTCCCACATGGTTACGAGCATCATCATCAGTACCAGCTATCTCTTTCGGAGACGACTTTCTCAACGATTTCCGCTATGCGAACATCGCCGTCGCCTCGTTGGGTGTACTTTCCCCAATGCTCATCGGCTTTATGCACGACGAGTGCGATTTCTTCTGGTATGTGTGAACCGTCCCTTGCGATACGGCCAGCTAATGCCACCAAAGCGGATGATCTGTCTGACGTCTTTGGTCCGTTCTCGAAGAGTCTCCGAGCGTCTTTGCTCAGTCGCTCCAACAGTTCGTCGGTTGAGTCGTAGTTCTCGTTTGCGACGTAGACGGTTTGCTGTCCGATCGGTGGCGGCGGGTGGTATCTACTTGCTAGCTCCGCTAGTTCGACTGGTTCGCAGCGGTTGTCCCAAGCATCCATGACGAACATGCGTAGAGGAATGGTGTGACCGCTAAGGCCATCGACCATCCAACGCTTCTCCTGGTTGCTGGGTTCGTCTTGCAGTTCGTCGTATAGCAGCCCTGCTGGGTATGGGAGACGGACGTAGTTTCCGACTTGTCCTTCGTCTAGCGATACCTGCTTCGGGTTGATCTCTTTTGTCGGAGCACCAACGAACTCGCACGAGTACAGCAGGGCGTGCCGCATGATCTTCGGGTTGATCCATTCGGTACAGAACACCCATACGTGGTAGCCCTTGCTGCGCGACCGTTCGATCCAAGACACGATGTCGTGGCATTGCAGGAAGTAGGCGACCTGTACGGCGTCAGTCCAGCTCATTTCGCCGTTATCGAAATCGATGCAGCCCCATTTGCACAGACCGTCGCGAGGGTCGATGGGGTAGGCGCCGATCGGTTCCGACTCCCCCGTCAAGTGAGCTTCGGCAGCGTCAATCCACCATTCGATCGTTTCGACACTGCCGCCGTCGTCGGTACCGAGACGATCGCCGTTGCCCTCGAACAGAGCGGCGAAGAGGTCAATGACCAGTTCGTCGTTATCCACGAGCTACTTCTGTCGTGCGGAGCTGACCAGCTCCACCGCTACCTTCTCGCGGCCAACGATGCTGGCAATCGGGACACATCCATTCGACAGTCATGTCACGGGCCGTGGAGTAGATGCCAATCAGACGAGAGAAATGCGTCTTCGTTCCGTAGTACTTGCGGGATTCTTCACGGATCGGTTCGGCACGCCAGTCGGCTCCGCATTCGGGGCAGTCGTACGTGTCGGTGTTCATGACACCTCCCGAGGATCTTCACCGAACAAAAGGAACTTGCATTCCATGTTGTTCTCCACTGCGTAGCGGAGAGCCTTGATTTCGGTCTTGAACACTCGGAACGCTGACCAGTCGTTGTAATAGGTCAGCCACATGCCGTCGTCGGCGGTCATCATGACGCCTTCCTAAGGTTGTCGTCTGCCCGCAACGAACGGATCTTTCCCGTGGCACCATCGAAGAACATGTCGACCACGGTCGTCTCACCACGCTTGTTCTTACACAACGACAGTGTGATCGTGTTCTTGTACTGATCACGCATCTGCCGTGACAACGACTCGTTGTCGGCACGCTGACATACACCGATCATGAACGTCGCCTCACGTTCACCGCCCCACACCATGTCGTGGATACGAGGGACCTTTCCTCGCTTCTCCTCGTTCTTGTGGGACTGCTGAATGCAGATGACGGGTAGCCGTTCCAATTTGGTGAACGCCTTGACGCCTTTGGCGGCGGCGCCCTCATCGGTAAACCCTGGGATCGAACCGAGGTAGTCGATCATCACCAGGTCAAGTTCTCGTTGGCGTAGGTCTTCGAGCTTGTGACGTACACCAGCGATGTCCTTCAACGTGATGGACGTGTCGATCACTGACAGGTTCGGGAACTCTTTGGTTGCCGCTTTGCGCAGCAGCCGTACCGCATCGTTGTCTTTCGCTTTGATGCGATCTTCGAAGTCACGGCGTCGCAGCCCGTGCTTGATGCACAGCAACTTGACAAGGACGTCCTCTGCGATTTCGTCGGGTGTTACGTACAGGATGTGCTTCTCACGGTTGTGTACGACGGACTGCAACGCCACCCACGTCTTGCCTTGCTGGACCTGACCGAAGACGAACGTGAGGTCACCTTTACCTGTGCCTCGCATCATCAAGTCGAGTTCGTGGATGCCGAGCATGATTCGACCATCGGGGTTCTGTACGTAGTCGATGAAGTTGTCAGCTACCTCACTTAACGGTCGGACGTGAGGTACGCGGGATTTGAGTTGCGCCGCGGAAGCCTTCGCCTCCGCGGCGTCTCGGTCTGCGATCCGCTCCCGTATGTCAGCTATCTCGGGGAGGGTCGCCACGCTCATGCGAGCTCCCAGTCCTCCGCAAAGAGGTCACCCTGAGAGGCGAGCCACGGGACACGATCGCCTGTGACAGTGATGATGTAGATGTAGGGCAGGGTGTTGGCTGAATCGTCGTCGGGGAACTGGACCTTGATGTACTGGTTGGGTCCGTTCCAACCTCTGCGGTTGACACGTTCACCTTCCTTGAGGGCGTTCAGCGCCCACTCAAAGTTCATCAACATCAGCGCTCCAGCAGGTCCTCGATGACGCCCACGAGGCGGCGCACCAGTTCACGTTCCTTTGACACTTCGACGACCTTGTCGAGGAGCTGATCCTTCAAATCAAGGACGTTGTCGTCTTCCATCTGGCGTTCCAGATCGATGAGGAACAGGTCCTCGTCGGTGGGATCATCGATATCGAACAGCGGGAACATCGGGAAGTCGCCTGTTCCCTCGTCACGCACGTCGCCGTAGTCGATGATGTTGTGCTTGAGGATCTCCCACTCGTCGTTCTTGAGTGTGATGAACTTGCCGCTCTGGTCGTCCCGCTGGAAATGCAGACGGACAGAACCGTTGTCGAGATCCGTCTTTTCGATCGTCGGGTTCACTTGTTGTCTAGCTCCTTGAGTACAGCCCGCACACGTGTCGCTAGCCATTCGGCAGCGGCGTTCAGGTTCTCATCTGAACCTTTGATCGTCCACGACTCAGACGGCCAATGCGTGCAGCCGATGTTGTCGAGGTACTGTTTCGCAGCGTTCTCTAGAAGGTCCATAGACGCGCAATCCCCGCAGTTGATTGTGGGTTCGCCGCCTAGGACGCCGCTGAAACGGTATTGCCCTTAAGTGTTTCAGCAGCCTCCAAAGAGGCGAACCCACGATGGTCGGGTTGGTGGATGAGGCGAAGGAGGAAACCCCACCCCCAACCCAGCTAGCAGCGTTCAGTGAAGTCCAGAGCCTTCCGCATTCGGACCGTTGAAGTCGGTCGCTCAGCTCCGACACGGGCGCGGTTCTCTTCTGCTGGCACAGGTCGCGCAGTACTACATCACTGATCGCTCTAGCGATCTAGTCGATCCAGAAGGCAACCCCGCTCGACTTGTGCTTGAAGTCGGGAGACGAGGGCTTCGGCTTGTCGTTGCGGTTGTCGTAGAACTCGTGAGGGAAGGCGTCGTAACGATCCTTCGCCCACTGAGTGTTCGCAGCGGCCTGAGCCTTCTCGATGTCGTTCATCTGCGCACGAGGCTTCCGCAAGACCGTGGGGTCATACGGCGGCTCGGCAGCCACGCTCGAAGCAGAAGCTTCGGGCTGGGTGGGAGCAGCCGTTTCGACCACGGCATCGGGGAAGGCCCGTTGCATGATCTCCATCGGGATACCTGAATCGGACAGCTCCGTGTCGATACCGAGCACGTCGTACACCCACGACTTCGCCTCAAGCGATGCCTCACGGGCACGAGACAGGTTCTCGTCACTGCTCCCGTCAGGGTCGATCAGATACTGGACCCGATGCGAAAACGTGTCCGTCTCGTACGGTCGGAGCTGGGTCGTCTTACGGAAGTCCACTTCCCCTACGAGGTAGGCGGGCTTCTCTTCGACCATCGTCACCAGACGTCCGAGGGGTCAGTGCCCGTCAGGTCCGCGACCTTGGCGTTGTACGTCTTCTCGACAGCGGTGACGGCGAAGCGGCGAGCGGAGTCGAGGCGGTTGAACGCAGCGACGTTCTCGTTACGGGTCTTCGACAGCACCTCGCGCTTGTCGTGGTACTCCGTGTCCAGGGCGTCGATCGCCTCGGTCATGGCTCGGTCGGCTTCCTTGATGCCGTCGGTGATCAGATCGAGCAGGGAAGTGGGGGCAGTCATTGCGTTACGTGTTCCTCTTGTGCTAGGCCCGCCACCCGCTTACCGACATCAACTTCCCGTCGTTTGCAGTTGCGAAACATGACCGTTATCACAACGTCACGAGTTGGGGGGTGGATGCATACGCCAACACCGCCCCCTTGCATGTACCCCAAGCAGGACACCAGTCGGCGCTACAGAGGGCGTGCTGATCGTTCGTCGGCCACGGAGCCGACGCCGACTCGTACGTGTTCACGACGTTCCAGCACTGCTCTTCCAACCACCCCCACTCGCGTGGCCCACGTGTCGTGGTGAGGACACCAGAAACGCAGGGTGTCCGTTGCATCGCTACCCACGTGAACGGGACGGGCGTGTCCTCGAAGTAGCCGAGCTGGTGCGCGGCCCACGTGTAGGGTCCTGGCTGAATCCCCCAGCGTTGGAGCTGCCAGCCTTCGAGCGTGAACTTCGACAGGCGACTGCATGTCTTCCAGTCGTACACGGATGTCTCGTCAATGAAGTCGATGCATCCTGCGAGACGAATGACGGTGCGGCCGCGTCGGCTGAACTCAAGATCGAAGGACAGTTCGACGGCGAGGGGTTCCCCGAGGTGACGCCAGATGTCGCGGAGCCACGTGTTGAAGCAGTTGGTTATGTGCTGCTCCGACGTCTTGGCTGTCTTGACCTTCACCCAGCGGAAGTCAGAAGCCTCTGAGAGGTCCCTGAATTGGCGTATGGCGGCCTCCAAGGCGTCGGAGGGGGCATCACCGCCACTGAGCCGCTCTATGGCCGTGTGGGTAGCTGTCCCGATCGCCGCCTCAGCGGACGTGAAGTCGTCGGCCTCACCCCACCACAGTTGCCGTGCCCGCTCGGGACACAACGTGTACGTGCCGAGATCCGACTGATGAATCGTGTAGGTGGTGACACCACCGTAAGTTGATACGTCCATGATGGCCGTACCACATACCCGTACACGAGTTCAAGTATGGGTCACAGAATTTTCGGCAGCGTCGAACGATAAGGACATGACGACGTTGACGTGTGGAACGACCCGACACGGGGCATAGCCCTAGC